CTCATGGGGAATGTCTTGAGCTTCCCAGTTCTTTGCATAATTAATGCCGCCGCCTACTGCCACGCCTCTCAACTCTATCTAGAGTGGGAGGTCGCAAGCGGAAGGGCACGTGAATACTATGGAGGTCAAGGAATGGCCGAGATGTTGGGTGGCTTGTCTACCCCCCTCGCGCCATCTTCTCGATCAGCTCCAGAACGCCAGAGGGACTGGACACAATTCTCCCTCCTGACACAGTTCTGTGAGCCGGTCTACAGCAAGCTTGACGAGGAACATATGGAAGCGGTGGACTCTTATCACAAGAGAGATCACGCAAACAATGGTTCCCGGTCAGGCAAGATGAGACCTCCATCGTACAAATGGGTGAAACCGGACCCCCGTGGCCCCGCGAATCCCGAAGAGCTCCTTGCTCTCCGGATTCTCGATGCCCAGAAGACGACCTTCCAGTTGCGCTTTGTGCGCGATGGAAAGGACGCTCTGTCCAACTTACCCATTCTCGTGAATGGAGACGACATTCTCTTTCAGGCCACCAGACGATTTTACCATGTCTGGTCTCGTGCCATCGCCCTTTACGGGCTAGAGAAGTCGGTCGGGAAGAACTATTTCTCCCCTCACTTTTTCACGATAAATTCACAATTGTTCGTCAGTGATAGACCAGAGTACTTTAATGAAGAGAAGGTAGGAGAGCCCATCCCGAAAGGAGATGAGTTGTCCCAGCCAGTTCGGATCAACACCATTTGGTGGTCCGGACTTGGCCCAAGCTACCTTCAAAAACGCAAGGATCTTGCGAACTTCACTGGGAAGGCTTCCGCCTTCTACCAGGATACTCGGTCTTTTTTGCCACTGGTCCAGAAGCAGTTTTTAAACTCTATCGTGGACGTGAACCGGAGACCTCTGTGGAATAGTCTATGGCTAAAAGCCAACGACGACTACATAAAGGCCTTTGATATCCCTCGTGGTCATAAATGGGAAGGTAAGTCCGGCAAGACGAAAGTCGATGCTGGTTTTCTCGTTTCTCGCTCTTTGCCCGTGGCCCTTGGTGGCCTCGGCCTGGAACTGAACGAAAAAGAAAAACTTACCGATGCCCAAAAGATCATTGCCTGTCGACTTAACTCGATCCAAGGCAGAGAGATGTCATTGAAACTCTCCGATTCCCCCCTCATCCAGTCCCTTATGGGGTCTATGCAGGATTACTTCCTGCGCAGATACCAGACTGTAGAGGCCAGTGACGATGAGATTTTGTACGTGAAGGCGACCGATCAGTATACGTATCTGCCGAGGTCTGGTGCCCGGGACATTAAGTCCGGAATCCAGGTTCTCCCTCTTACAGACGCGATCCTCAAGGTTGCCCCCCAGATCTTCCCGTTGTGGCGAACGCCACCACCCGATGACCTGAAGTTTGACAAGGACCAGCTTATGGCCTTGACAGCTAAGGTCCGGGCTTGGGCCCTAAAGCTCAACCAGAAGACCCGTACAAAATTCGCATCAATCTCTGACGACGACCCGACCCTCCGCCGGATTACCTCGACTTATGTGGTAAAGCAAGAACTCTTCCCGGGCAGCACCGATGCTGACCGAGAGGAGCGACACAACATGTTAAGGCCAAAAGAATTAAGGCCATCGTGGAGCGAAGAGCTCCATGAATCTGACTGCTGAGCACTATCCAGCAGTTTCGAATTAACTTGTCTGTGTCTAAGGAACCCCTCTAGGCTGGGGCGCAGATCCACATAATCCGCTTGTCAACTTTTCCGTGTGACCCCACGGTGACGCTCGCTTGGCATGGGCCTTGCGAAT